TCACCAATCGGGCGATGTCTCGTATCGAGGAGACCATCAACAACGATGAGTTGGCGATGAAAAACCCTCTTGGTGTGTTCGATCGGGCGATCACAGTCCTGAAGGCGACCAACAAGATCAAGGATGCACCCGCGATCGTGAACGATAACCGCACATTGATCGTCACAGACGCTCAAATGGACAAGTTGGATCGTGCAATCAAGCTTTCCGACGAAGCGAGACAGCTGAATTCTGGGCTTAAGCCCGCAGAAGGCTTCGAAGTTGTCATAGAGAGTGAGTCAGACGATGCCCTCATTGCTCCGTAACTATGAGCTTGAGGGCGAAATTAGTGATGAGGAATGGAAAACACTCCTTTCCGAGACCAATATCACGGAGGCAAGGAAGAAGGCAGAGCCGAAATTCAAGGAAATGGACTCGGATACGTATCACTATCTCCGAGCTCGGTGTAAGACTGACCTGTTTTTTCTTAACACCGGCATCCTTGGGCACGACAGGCTTTCGCCCAGACTACATGGTCATCTCTGTGGCTGGATGGAACGCAATTCGTCGTGGCAGTTTCGCGAAATCCTTCTGCCTCGTGGTCATTTCAAGTCAACAGTTGCGACGATCGGCGATTCGATACAGATTGTACTACCGGATGTTCAGTCAAGTCAGCCGTGGCCTCGTAGTCTAGGCTCTGATTGTCGCCTTTTGATTTGTCACGAAACGGATGGACAGGCCAGTAACTTCCTTTTTGCCATTTCTGGTCATTTTCTGTCCAATTCGCTGTTGATGGGGCTGTTTCCGGAGTGTGTTCCGTCTCCGAGGAAGCATAGGATCAACCGTCATGAACTTGAACTGCCCCGTTCTCATGTTTGGCCCGAACCCACGATCGATACAATGGGTGTTGGTGGGCGTAGTCAGGGCAGACACTACAATTANATCAAGTTCGACGACCTGATCGGNGANAAAGCTCGTGATTCTGAAGTGGTCATGCAGGCAGCGAAAGAATGGTTTGACAATGTTCAGGCCTTCTTCTCTAAATTCAGTGATGACCACTTCGATTTGATCGGTACGAGATGGGCACTTGACGATCTGTACGATCACATTCACGAACGTTANGACGATCAACTGCTTAGATACATCAGAGGTGTGGAAGAACCTACAGGGCCAAACGGTGAACTCGAACCCATCTTCCCTGAAGAGTTCACACTCGATAAATTGGCGATCCTTCGCAAGAATCGAAGGGTTTGGACAGCGCAGTATGCCAATAATCCTGAAGCTGGTGCAACCGAGTTTGACAAATCTTGGAAGCGCTTCTATCATTGGGTAGGATACAATCAAATCGTCGTGTTCTCTGGGAAGGCAGAGACACGATTGAATGTTCGAGANTTGGACATCTGCATTTTGATTGATCCTGCGATGTCAGGATTGGCCGGTGTGGTTGTGACNGGGACGGATCGGGCAAACCGTGCGTTTGTACTTGAGGCACTGAAGGATGAATGGAAGCCACCTCAGCTTTGTGATTTGGTTTTCAAGCTTGTNGCTCGTTGGCAGCCTCGCTTGGTTGCTATTGAGGAAGTGCTATTTTCAGGTGTCTTCAAGCACTGGTTCGAGCGAGAACAACAGTTCAGAGGTACATACTTTCACATCGAGCCAGTTTCTCCGGTGGTTGGTGGCAGGGCAATGTCGAAGCCCATGCGCGTTCGAGGTCTCACTAATTACTTCTCGGCTGGAAATATCTTTTTCGCTTCGCAAGGTCAGGACGACTTGATCAAGGAGTTCGACACATTCGGAGCGACAAAGAACTATCACATGCTCGACGCGCTGGCATATGGACCTGATGTTTGGATGCCGTCGATGTCGAGAGCAAAGTGGGACAAGTTCAAGCAGGACGAAGAAAAGTTGTTGGCACAGCGAGACGTTGAGTCTGGCTACTCCATAATAGAGTGACGTGATGAAAACACTGTGGCTTGTGGTTCTTACAATCGTCATCACCATCGTACTCTATCGAGAGTTTGTACCGCCGAAAGTCATCGTGGAATCAGGCGTTCCTTACATTGTGACCAAGCATGATACGGTACACACACTTCCGGACTGGTACAAAGACTCGGTTCGCATTTGGAAGCAGCGAGCCACGACAACAGACACATTTAATCTTGTTATCACCAACACGATCATCGATACGGAATACGTTCCTGTTAACGCTCCGCCAGAGCATCGGCCGAATCTTTGGCCTTTGCTTGAATATCATGGTCCTGTTGCTCGCGGTGATACTGCCGTGGTTTCTACTTTTTCTGTTAGGAATGGGAATCTGGCAGTCAGCAAAGTTTATTCTCCAGGCATTCTGACTGGAATTGAAGCAGACAGCAACACTGTACCACGGCTTACGTTCGCACCGTATCCAGAACCAAAGGGTCCATCTCTTTTTTACAAGCTAAAGATGATGGGCATTGGATACGGAGTTTGTTCAATCGTCAACTCAGTCAGGTAAATCGTGTACCCTCGTGAGTTGAACCTCGATGCAAACACAGAGCTAAGGCTCGTTTCCTTCTTGGAAACGGAGCTGCTGAATCATTACATGGAGCGTACTCCGTGGATGGATCGCTTGCTGCGGTGGCAGCGGGATTACTGGGCAGAACCGACTACGAAACGAGCAACGTTTCCGTTCACGGGCGCATCGACAATCGTAATCCCGTTGACGGCTGTTGCAGTGGAAGCTGTCCATGCGCGTACTATGACCACCTTGTTCGCACTCAACCAGTTGGTCTCAGCGACACCACGCTCAAGCAATTGGGCGGATTACGCGCGCCCTGTGGAAAAATTCTTGAATCAGGAACTGCTTGGCGAGATGCGAGCACGCCGCCGTCTTGATTCATCCATCCTTGAAATCGAGAAGTTCGGCACAGGAATCGGTAAAGTAGGATACGAGAAGGTAATCAAAACTGCTGTTCGTGCAATGCCAGATGGTACAGAAGTCGATTTCCCTGTTACTGTTCGTAACGGTGCTGTAATCGATTCTGTAGCTTTCGGCAGATTCCTGATGCCGTTCTCTGCAACCGATCCACAAACCGCTCCGTGGTGTGGTGAGGAACACGCTCGTACACCGTACGAAGTTCTCCAGATGGAAACCTCTGGGTTCTTCCGTCGTGGAACGATGAAGAAGCTTGAAGGTTGGCTTTCTCAGAAAAATCGCAACGCAACTGGTGTTGAGCGCAAGTTCTTGCAGTCACAAGAAAAGCTTGAAAATCGTGAAGCTCAGTGGCCTAATCTTATCGATTGGGTAGAAATCTGGTTGGGTTTCGATGTGGATGGTAGTGGAACACCTCACGAGATTGTGGTTCACTACCATCGTCCATCGCGTTCAATCCTTTCGATTCGCTACAACTGGCATGACGATCTTCATCGTCCNTACCGNGTTGGTGTATATTTCCCGGTNGANCATCGTTGGACNGGAATAGGAATCAGCAAGCAGAACGAGCAGTTTCAGAAGGAAATTACGACACAGCATCGTCAGCGGTTAGACAACGCAACGCTGGCAAATATGCGCATGATCAAGGTTTCCAAGCTGTCTGGTTATGGTCCCGGCGAACCGATCTTCCCAGGAAAGATGTGGTTCGTGGATGACATGAGCCACATAGATACTGTTCAACTCGGTGAAATCTACAACAGTGCATACAACAATGAGCAAGCTACGCTCATGTACTCTGAAAAGCGTACGGGCGTAAACGATACTTTGCTCGGTATGCCAGCCTCTGGTACGCCCGGAACCGCTACCGGCGATTTGGCACGCATTCAGGAAGGCAATAAAAAGTTCGATTACGCCTACCAGAATGTGAAGGAATACGTCCAGGAAATCATCACAGATACAGCTGTGCTGATTCAGCAGTTTGGTCCTCGTCGTGTTGAGTATTTTGCACAAGCCGAGGGTGGTAANCTAGTTCANCAATTCTTCAACATGCCTGCGGAGTACATCAGACATGGACTGTTGATCGAGCTGACTGCAGCTGGGCAACAGCAAAATAAGGTTGTTGACAGACAGAACTGGGTTTCTGTCGCAACACTGCTTCAACAGTACTATACTGGTGTACTGCAGTTGGCGCAGTTCACAGGTAATGCTCAGCTCATTCAGTTCATTACGCAGAAGGGTATCGTCGCATCTACCGAAGCAATGCGTCAGGTACTCGAAACATTCGATATTCGCAATGTTGATCGTATTGTCCTAAGCGAGCTACTCCAATCTTCAGCACAGGCGATACAAAATGCAGGTACCGGAGCAAATCAGCCGCTTGCTCTCCCCGGAGGAGGTGGCGGACCTCCAGCAGCTGGTCAAGTTCAGGGAATGGACCAGCTTAGTGCGCTTGTTTCAGCGCTTGGAGGTGGAGGCGTACAGGGAGTTTGAAGGCTTCAAGACAGCTGAAGAAGCTTTCGAGCGTCGTGGTAAGTTGAATGGTATGCGTTTAGGCGTTCAGGTCATTTCACAACTTTACGCGGGGAAGGAACATGACACCACCAGTGAAGCCAGCAGGCGGAACCCCGATCCCATCGTCGGGATCAGGATCCCAACCAACCCAGGGGACGAAGAACGATCAGGCCCCGCCTACTGACAAAAGTGTGGACAATCCGCAGCCGGTCCCAGGCTCGGGTGTACCGGCGCAGGAAGTGGAGAGGTTGNGGCAGTTGAATGCTGCACAGGAACAGGTACTTCGTGATCAGAATCGAAAGAACGCTGAACTCACGCAGCGCCTCCGCGACATGGATGCGCGCATCTCGAAGGTTGAGACACCGGCGCCTTCGACTGATGACATGAACGCGGAGTTCTGGAAGAACCCCGTTGGTGTGATGAATCAGCTCATTCGAGACGAGATGAAGAAGACCGTCGGTCCACTGAATGAGCAGCTCAGTCGCCAGACACAGATGTCGGAATACGAGAAGTCGAAGCTCCGACTCAAGGCTCAGTACAGCGACATCTGGGACAAGATCGAAACATCGGTTGACAATTTCATCACTGCTGCATCGGCGCAGGGTGTTGAGGTCAACGATCAACTCATGGATGTTGCAGCTCTGACATCGAGCGGATTGTATTACAGGGGACAGCTCGGAGAAAAGCCAGTGTTCCCTGGTTCACAGCCAAACGACAAGAGAGAGGATCCTGTGCCTCCGCAGCCTGTTTTTTCACCGCCGCATCTTCGGCCAAGTGCGCCAGCGATTCCGGGCGCAGAGCCTGAGAAGCCGCAGGCACGTGAACTCACCGAAAACGAACGGCGCCTTGCGCGTGAGCGTGGATGGACGCCTGAACAGTATCTCGCGTGGTTGGACGTTCCACCTGAAGGTGTTGCCCATTCCAAGCTCGGTCGAGAGGAGCGTAAGTAATGTCTGAACAGAGAGAAATCACCAACGTCGGAGGCAGCGCGATCTCGACCGAAGCTGCACTGGCTGACGATGTGAACAAGCTCACTCGCAGTGAACGCAAGGCTCGGTTTGTTCGCGTTCTCGATCGCGGCATCGTGGCTGACAGGCTGAAGATCAACCTGCCTTCAGATGTTCATGGAGAGTGGGTCGCGAACGACAAGTCGGAAATCTACCGTATGCAGTTGCTCGGTTTCAAGGTTGACACGCAATATGCGAAGCAGCACGCTCTTCACGATCAGGGCGATGACACTGCTGTTGTAGGCGACACCATTTTCATGGTGTGTGATCGTGAAACAAAGGAAATCCTTGACGAGATTCGCCGCGAGAATTTCGAGGCAATCAACGGCAAGCCCGGTCAGACTCATGGTTCTCAGCGCGAAGAGAAGGACGCTGCTGCAGCCATCGCACGGACCGGAATGCCCATCGTCGAGGAAAGCAGGGAACGTGCGGTGCGCAAGGCAGACCTCGAGGCAGCTCTGCAGAAAAACGCAGAGGGAACAGCTTCAACTGCTGCGGGCGGAGCACGTATCATTCCCGCTACTTCGGTCGATGCCGTTCCTCAGCCTCAGCCGAAGGGCAACATCATCCGATAGGAGGTAGAACCAGATGGGCCGAGTTTTTCAGCCCGCTCGTAACCCTGGCGCTGGTGTCGCAGCACCGAGTATCATCTCCGGTGCTTACACAACCGGCCAGACCTTCAAGAAGGGCGCGGTACTGGTTCAGACGGCGGCTGGAACGCTGTCCGAAGCTGGTGCTGATCCCTCGGCAGATATCGCCGGGGTCGCTCTTGAGGGCGCGGGAACCAAGCCAGGGTACGACATGGCGAACAGCGACCAGATCTTGCAGGTGACTGGTCGGGTGCAGGAAGTTTCATACGCGAAGGCCAAGAGCGGTACGGTCTTCAGCGGTCGCGGTATCAATGGTGGCACCGATCCGGTGACTCCGGCGCAGACCAACATCCACGAGCAGTATGGCATCGCCAAGACTGCGGCTGGTGAATGGGTGATCGATCTCGCCGAAGTTACTACGAAGAGCATCGAGATCGTGGACATCGACATCGAACAGAAGATCTTCTTCTTCGTGTTCATCGAGTCCGTGCTGGCCGCATAACTGGTCTTTAGCATCTAAAGATCAGGAAATCTTCAAGGAGGATGAGGAGTGATTACCCAGGGTGCATTCAACCTGCTCTTCCGGCCCGGACTTCGATCGGATTTCCGTGACGAGTTCGATCGGTACGAACCAGAGTTTCCGCTCTACCTGAAGACTGGTGGAATGGATACGCCGGAGATGAGCGCCACCATCATGACAGGGCCTTCTCGCCTGTTGGAGCGCGGTGATGGTGAGCCGGTGACCTTCGAGGATGCAGTCATTGGTCCCAAGGTCGCAGGTACTGACAAGGAGTTCGCGCTCGGTTTCATCATCTCCCGCCGTACGGTGGAGGATGATCAGTACAACAAGGCCAACCAGGCATCGAAGTGGCTCGCGCATGCTGCCCGGATGACCTCGGAGTATCGTTCCGCTGCACTGCTCGACGATGCCTTCGCTGGTACGACCTTCAAGGGCATCGATGGGCTGGCACTCTGCCACACTGCACATACCCTCATCGGTATGAACGCGGCCGGCATCACTGTCGCGAATCGCCCCTCAACCGATGTTGGACTGTCGGTTACTGGCGTGACGGCGTGTCAGGATCTGTTCCAGCTCATGAAGGACGAGAACGGCGACCCGATCAAGATCTGGCCGAACAAGCTCATCATCGGCAACAACGCCGGCGATGTGAATCGGGCCTATCAGATCTTCAACAGTCAGAAGGAACCGTTCACGGCGAACAATCAGGACAATGCGATCAAGCATCGCATGCAGGGGATCGACATCGAAGTTTCGCACTTCAAGCAGTCCACGAAGTCGTACTTCTTTATCGATGATCGCTGGAACGACGCGTATTACCTTACGCGCCGCCCTGTCGAATTCGATGACGATTTCGACTTCATCACCGACGCAGCCCTGTACAAGACCACGACCCGATTCATGATCTGGTTCGTGGATTGGCGCGGCTGGGTTGGCGTGAATCCGACGTAACCATAACCTGAGAAAGGAGCTGGTTATGCTGGAATTCGAGCCAACCAACCACGGCTTCGTAAAGGAGGCCGAGGAAGAAGGGTCTGCAAAGCCGGGTGGTCGTGTGGTGGAGTTCACCGGGAGCGGCGCACTGAACATCGGTGATGCCGTGCTTGTGTCAGCTGCGGATACGGTTCTCAAGACTGTGACCGCAACGAATCACAAGAATCGTCTCGGGATCGTGGTGGGCGGCAAGCGGACGAACATGAAGGTGCTGTCAGGCAGTGACGCTCTTGGTCTCGCAGCTGCGGCCGACGGCGAGCAGGTTCTGGTTCAGATCGATGGTATCGCATGGGGCGTGGCTGACACTGCAACTGTTGCGGTCGGTGACAAGCTGAAGCTCGGCACAACCACCGCCGGGCGCCTCCTCGATGGAGCCGACACCACCGATGCTGTTGCAGGTATCACAGGGAGCATTCTCGCACAGGCACTTACCGCGAGTGCTGCTGCGGGCGACGCAATCAAGGTCATCATCGATCGCGGATGAACAGGAGAGATACATTATGCGAATGGCGCTCATCGTAGGCGCGCGCCCCATGTTCACCAAGGGCAAGCAGTTTCCGAAGGTTCCGCTGGGCGCTGGTAGCTGGCGAATTGAAACGGAGAACCGGAAGGATTCGAAGGTTCGTATCACCGTTTTTCGTCGGATCGATGGTGACGCCAGCGGAGCCTTCACTGTCCCAAGTGTAGCAGAGCTCGGTGACGGACATTATATTTTCAGCGGTCCAGCCGAAGTCTCTGCTGAAATTATGGAAGCCGGCAAGGAATCGTTCATCAACGTGTTCGCTGTTCAGATGAATGGAGCTGCAGCGTGAGTCTCGACCTTCAGCAGATGCGCGACGATCTGCGTGATCATACAGGCACCGACGATTCGGATATGCCTGATACGAAAGCTGACTTGTATCTGAATCGTTCCTATTGGGAGATTCTCGACAAGTTTCATTTTCGTGAAAAGGAAGTGACCGCGACCTGGGATACTGTTGTGGGAACGAGACTCTACAACATGCCTTCGCCATTCGAGGCGCTGCGGAAGCTCTCGATCAAAGATCCTGTCACAGGCGAGCATAAGGTCCTTGAGCGCACTACCATCGACGTGTACGAGCGTACGTACGATGCCGACGCCGATGCGCAGGGATTTCCGACGCACTACGTTCGTGAGGGCTGTGCTGTACGACTGCTGCCGACTCCCGACGATGCATACGAAATCACTCAGAAGTACTGGACTGTTCTGAGTGACTTGTCAGCCACGAACACCACACCGCCAATCCCACAGAGTTGGCATGAAATCATTCTATTCGGCGGTGTATGGCGGGCGTTCCTTGGAATACTTGATTATGTCCACGGCAATGCAGCCAAGTCACATCAGGTTTCATTGATTAACAGCGCCGTGCCTGTCGAGGCCAAGGAAGAAATTGATTCACCGAATGCTGGCCTTGAAGTGAAGGTTAGGGAGTACGATGTCTGATGAGTGTCATCTCGAGGTTTCACTTGAATCTGCCGGAGCTCCTCTGTCACTTAGGGGTGAATCAGCAGGACAGCGAGAAGTATCTCTCGAGGCTGGCACGACGGTTGAGAACGTTGAAGAGGTTGGAAGCGCAACCGTACTCTCTCAAGATGGAGCGGCAAGTCCAGTTTCAACGCAAGATGATGAGGCAAGAACTGTTGAACTTACTGGAGATAGCGGACTTACCGTTGTTCAATCAATTGAGGGAACAGATACTGCAGTCATCGGAAACCAGCCTTCTCCAGTAACGGGCGAAGACGATGACTTCGAGACTCCAGTTGAGGATGACCAGCCGCCAACGGCTGACGATTCAATAAGAGAGTTTCTTGCTGATTTTGACACAGCGTCGCGGTTCTTGTCCAATGGCGCGTCACTGACACGGCGCCCGGATGCCATATCGTTGGATTATCTGACCGCATACTCCATTGGACCGATTGCGGACGGCGATACTTCAGGTGGCACTAGGGCTCGTGTGTGGCGTGCGCGTGCTGTGAATGATGAAGCAGTTGGAAATGGTCAGATCTTTTTAGCGTATTCGGATGATGAGAATACAGAATGGATTGGCGAAGTACTGCTGTTCTCTTATTCCGGGATCGCTAAAGAGATTGATTTAGCGTTTGAGCAGGCTGCTCGCCCAGTCATAGCGTTAGAAATTAACGGTCGAATCAACCTGTATTGGTTCGATCCAACGCCATCGGCCTTCGTCATTACTGATTTTGACGACGGCAGGAATCCGAGAGTGTTGCTTGACTCTCCTCATGATACCTCGAATTCTGACGTTCTACTGTTCTACGTCCGCGACGCTTCAGATGCGGTGGTATATCGTCAGCAAAGGGACCGATACGCAACACGATACGATAGTCCCTTGGTCAACGTCGGAAGCAAGTTTCTTGAGGAAGTAATCAGAACAAGTGATAATCGTCTTGCNGTTATAGCCTCGGTACGTAATACAGNNACAGGNAAGTATTCGTTACAACGAAGAGAAACGGCACTNTANCCATTCATCGTNGATGCGGATTCGATGGATGTTACACAGTTAGTGCAGTTAGGCATCCTTGAAATCGTCATTCTCTTTTACGATGCCGTAGTGGAAGGGCTGGATGTAGCGCAATTAATTCAGTCAGGCACGCTTGCGTCGCCGATAATTCTCTACGTGGCTTTTGACAACGATGCCTTGGATGTGGCACAAGC